TGCAGATTTAGCTAAACCTGTGCTTGCCGCCGCACGAAGAATCTGAACACCGTACAGAGTGTCAGAAGTGAACAGAGTAGCCAAATACTCTTGTTTGTACTGGATTTGTGAACGAACAGCAACTTGCTCAACCAGTACCATTGAATCACGGTGACCCATCAAACAAACTCGTGCGGCAGCAGAACCTGATGTAGTATCAGTATTGCTTGATATAAACACAGGGATACCATACAAGTTACCGATCTCACCAGTGCGAATGGTATTGTTTGTACCACCAACAAATGCTTGTTCAGTGTAACGAGCCAAACCCATCAATGTGTTACGGCTTGATGGAGGGATGATGAAGAAACGCTGATCCATTGGGGTATCAGTGTCGTCAAGACGCTGAATAGTGCGTCGAATAGCGGCATCTGTCAATGCTGACTCATTGTTGCTACCAGCAACATAAGCAGTAGTGCCATCGCCACCGATGAAAGCACCAGTTGCATAAGCATTTGTACCAGCACCGCCGTTGGTAGAACGACCCAACTGAACCAAGTCAGTATCAACTTGTTTAGCCAGAGCATAACCAGCGTCAGAGGTATAGAAATTACGCAAACTGTTCAGGGCTTGGGCTTCGACAATATCTTCAATCAAGCGTGAATATTCATAATGCTTGTTGATAGACACTTGAACTTCAGACTCTGTAGCAGCAATCAAAGTGACTGCTGTTTCAGCGGCTTTTGCAGAAGCAGAACCACGAGTAGGTGCAGGAATGTGAATGGTGTCACCTTTCTTGCCCTTGAAGTTCATCTTCATAACCAAGTTCGCAAGAACCAAGTTTTTCTTGTAGGCAGCTACGATTTCATCTGACCAAATTTCAGGAATGAACTTGTCTGCTGTTGTGGTAGTAACTGAGTTACTGGGGGAAAATGCTGTTGCCATGTTAAATCTCCAAAAAACGATAAGTTAAATTATCTAACCCGTCCGTCTTGATACGCTTGCATGATTTCTCCGCTTAACGCCTCATAACGATCTGGGTCAGTCATCTTCAGCCGAATTAGATCAGCCCTACGATAGACTCTTTTTCCAGACTCCCCACTTCCACCTACATCAACACCCGCTGCTTTAAGACTAGACTTGCGCTGAGTTTCCCCTGCATCTGTAGTCTGTCTTGTCTTAACGCCACGCAACTGTTTATAGGTACTCAACAATTCGTTTGCACTGTCGTAATCAAACTCACCATCAGCTTTAGCATACAAACCAAGGCGAATAGGTGAAGATTTCACCCAATTTACAAAGTCTGCATCTTGAGCAATCTGACCAAAATCAGGATGCTCTTGCGCCAGCTTTTGTTGAATCTGCATCTTTTTGAAATCTTGACCAGCTTGTCTAGCGGCAAGAACATCGGGATGGTTATCAACAGTCCTGCGAACTGCCTCTTGTGGATTCTCGAAAAAATCTACTTCAGGCTCTTTCTCAATAGGTTGCTGTTTAGAGGAGAGGTTTTGCTTTATAAGTTCATCTGCCAGCTTTCGCACTTCCCCAACTTCCTGCGCTTGCTTTCCAATCAGCTTCTCAGCTTCTTGGTGCATTTTGACCACTTCTTCCAAAGATTTCTGCCTGTATTTCTCAGGCATCTCAGAAAGTGGTGCTACTTCAGGTAGTTGCTTCTTTTGCTCAACTGCATCTAACTCACTTAGCGACTCATCTTCATTGTCAATCAACATATTTTTACCTTTTTCCTGCCGTTATCGGTTCTAGGACATTCAACTCGACATTTCTGTTTATGAGTTGTGCTTTTGCTCCCACTTCAACTGATCTAGGTGTTTTTTCTCGAACTTCCCATGCTCTGATGGGAAAGAACCAGACCACCCTTCCAACTTGAAGTTTGGAGCAGACAAAGTACGGTTGGCTGTTTCTCCGCACTCACATCGAAAACTCGTTGTCTCATAATCAACAAGTCTTTCAGTTTTATGCCCATTTTCACAGGCAAAATCAAACATTCTTTTCATTCAATTCCTCGTAGGCTCGTTCGCTGACCTCTTTCAAGGTTTTCAGCCAAGTCAAGATGGAAAGTTCACCTTTTTTGAACATCAAAGTCTTTTCATCAGGAATAACGCTTATATTATTGAGTGACTCTATCATATTGTCAATATCAATAGTTAATTCTTTCCAACCATCCATAGACATCATTGAAAAACGGTCTTCATAGTACTTAAGTAGTTCTGGGGTCACCAAGGCACTCCTACAGCGGTTGTTGGTGCTTTCTGTGCGGCAATCTGTGCGATAAGGCTTGCTTCAATTTCAGCCACTTCTAGCTTGTCTTTGACCCAAGCAATGACTTGAGCCTCAGTCAATGAATCGTAAGCCACAAATGTGTCGCCACGCTCAAAGCCTACCGAGCCGTAAGAACCAGCAGAATATTCACCATCCACAGCGTCTACACGCCAGTGAGCAGTAGTTACCAAGCCATCAGAGGTTTGGCGGTCAAGTTGTGCGATTGTCCAAGTTATTGTCATGCTGTTACTCCTTTAATTAATGAGAAGTTGATTACAGGGGCATCAGTTGCAACGCCGCCAGTTGTGTAAAACGTGATGTTAAAACTGCCTGCCGCAACCGCAGTTACCAACAAGACATAAAGATTTGTCCCTGACTTTTGATTCAAAATTATGGTGTCGGTTGCCGCAACCAGCGTATTGGTTACAGTAAAAGTTGCCGCTACAACTGACCCAGCCGCTGAAAACATAGTAATAGCGCCAGTAGGCTTACTCAATGTTACGCCAGTTGTTCGACTTGTTCCTTGCGTAACAGTGCCACCTGAACCTGTGCCGTAGCCAAGACTACCAGCGCCTGTTCCAGTAACAAGCACATCACCAGCGGACGAAATACGCATCTTTTCTGCATAAGTTCCAGCACTAGATGTCCAAAATGCAATAGGGTAGTTATTTGTAGAGGCTAAAATCGCTGAACCTGCCGAAATATCATACCCAAGCAAAACACTGGCATCATTTGTAGCAAGACCTATTCTTGCAATATTTCTAAAATTAGTAGAACCAACTTGAGTGCCAGCACTAATTACAGTCAGTTTATCGCTTGGCGAAGTAGTACCAATTCCCACGAAACCTACATCACTACCTGTACCGCCAACAATGCGAACCTTCTCACCGCCTCCTGCGTAGAAGGTCATTGGCAGGTATGTGCCTGTGCCGAGAAAAGTAGATGTATATGATGCCTCAGTTGCCGTAATACGAAAATCAATTCTTGAAGCATTTAATGGGTCTGTGCCGTTATAAAGCAAAATCCCAGCATTGTTCCCTGTTCCATTTGGAATAAAAGTAATAATAGTATTTCCGTTAGACGTACTTGTCTGGAACCCCAAACGATTAGCAATAGTCCCATTACTCATGTCACCAGTGATGCGGTTGCCTGTGCCTGTGAATGTTAGGTTGCCTGAATTGCTTAACGATGAGGCAGATGCCGCACCTAAAACTGGTGTTACCAGAGTAGGTGAGTTTGACAATACAACATTTGTAGTGCCTGTACTTGTTGTAACTCCAGTACCACCATTAAGAACTGGCAATGCAGTACCTGATAAGCTAATTGCCAATGTTCCTGTTGTTGTAACTGGTGAACCCGTAACAGACAAGAATGCAGGGACAGTTGCCGCCACACTTGTAACTGTTCCAGTTCCTGCACTTACGTTCACAGTTACATCATCACCTGAATTAGTAGCAGTTACAGTTGCTCCAACAAAATTGATGTTCTTAACACCAGTGGAGATTGAAGTTCCCTCATCCTTAACACCCACTGCCCCATTGGTAGACATAGTGCTGATAACTTTGATGCGTTCAGCAAGATCAGGAGCAACAACTTCACCAACATTTACTTCTCGACCATCAGACAAAGCAATAATCAAAGAACCATCAAAGTCGATGTTTGCATTTGTGACTGATACACCATTAGCACCATCTTCACCGTTCTTGCCTTGTACGCCTTGCAATCCTTGCTTACCATCCTTGCCATCACGACCGTCTTTACCATCACGACCATTCCGACCATCGCTTCCATCTTTACCGTCACGACCGTCTTTGATAGTCAATACCCGCTTTGCAATTACATCGGTTACGTTGTCATACTTATCTTGGATGTTAGTTTCTATTTTCTTTAAGGCTTGTATTACTGTCTGAACATTCTCAGCAGCCTTACGCTGTTGCATCTGCTTAACTTCAGAAACTGAATTGTTAATAGAGGCAAATAAATCATCAGCTACGCCGTCTACGCCGTCTTTTTTAAAAACTTTATCTAGTTCCATTTGACAACTCCGTATTTAATTTCTGTAAGAATTCATTCTCTAAATCAACAACATTGCTTTTTGCATTATTCATCTGCAATTCAACAATCTTAGATTTATTCTTTATATCAGCTTCTTTAAGCATCAATTCAGCAATTTTAACCCTCTTATCAAACTCTTTCGAGGCTTGATCTGCGTCATTGGGTAGGTTCTTGGTGGTTGCAGCCATAGTTTTAGCTTGCATTTCCATAGGCATCAACTGAGTCTCAACCATCAATTTCTGTGCTTCAGCCCTATTCTGCTCTGCCGCAGTAGTGTTCACAGCAATTTGAGCCTGTGCCGATTGCATAGCCAACTGTTGTTGAGCTTGTTGCATCTGTTGTGCTTGTGGATCAGGCTGCATCATCTCATCTAACTTAGCCATCAACTCCATACGGTTAGACAAACTGCTGTTTCCAACTATTCCTTTAAGCAAAATAGGCAAAACAGGAGTGTTTGCACCTAAAGTCTGCAACAAACCAATGAATTGCTGTTGCTCGTACTCTCGTGCAATTATGCCAAGGGTTGCAGTAGGGATGAAGTTCATGTCTACAGAGGGATAACGCTCTGGATCAAACTGCATGAATCTAAAAGCAGCCTTTTTGATGAATGGAATTAGGAAATCTTCTTGGAAATTGACTAAGGTGCGCTTGTATTTCTTGATGATGGAGGCAACCGCCATCGACATACCGCCACCATCACGACTAGCTTGGCTAATCATGCCGTTGGAATCTAGAGTTCCTGTAGCTTGTAGCAACATTCTCTCAAAATCTTTGGCAGTTGCAAGATTGTTTGGATCAGTTGCGCCAAACTTGAATGGGAACAAAATCTCACTTGGAGAACCGTTAACCAGAATAGCTTTTCCGGGCTTTACCTCGAACTTCATACCACGGGGCAAGCGAGTTGCATCCATTGCCATCATTGGAGAGGTACTCAGTGCTAGTGAATCCAAGTGGCTGCGGGTCTGAGCATCAATGGCCTTTTGCATATTGAATGCTTTTTCCACCGTACCACGACCAAGCAAGCGATTTGGCACAGTATCGTCTTGGTAAGACAGAACTGGCCTGTCTTTCATCATGTATGGGTTTTCTTCAGCCTTTAAGAGCATTCCATCATTGGCAATCACAACAATGGCTTCAACCATATCGGTGTAGTCTTCTGCCGTAGAGTTTTCAGGGAACAATTCAACAATATCCTTGTTCTCTTTCATGTTCTCAAGGTACTCACGGGGAACTAACCCGTAGTAAGTCAACAAAAGAACCTTTTCATCTTGGTACTGGCTTACTTCTTGGGTAGGCTCTAGGTCAGTATCTTCACTGGCAGTACCAATGTCCACCTTACGGTAGATTCCACGCTCAATACCTTGAACAACCTTATGAATTGAAACGTATTTTTCAATAGCCACGCCCATACAGTCATCAATGCTTGTGCCGTTAGGGTCAAACAAGAAGTTCTTGGGGTTGACAGGCATGATCTTGACAGAAATTCTGTCTTTTTCCATCACGCCAATAGCTGCCTGACCCTGCTGATTAGGAATAGGTCGAGTTGAGGGAACATACTCTTTTTCAGTCTTGACAACAATCTCGCCAATGCCTGTGCCATAGATTTCAGCCATCAATTCGATCTGATCGATAGCTTTTCTGATTTTGTCTTTCTTAAAATCCTCAACGAGTTGAGCCTTAATCATCTCAACATCAATAGGATTCCCATTTACATCTTGGATATTGTCTTCAATGTCAAAGAAGTCGCCTTGTCCAAAGATAGCTTCCATGATCTCAGCGTGACGAGTCTCGACTGCTTGTTGAGTAGCAGGAGTTACGATTCGGCTGCGTTCAGACTCACGGGTTTTATCTTCAGATGCCCATTGACCACG